GTTATTATTATTGCAGGTATATTACCTGCTGAAAAAGACGGGCTTGCTGTAGGAAAAGTTGTAGGTGTTCCTAATGTAAATGTTGAAGAAACAAAAATATGATTTGCGGCAGCTGTTGCGCTTGTATTTCTTATAGGTAATAATTGAGTTACTCCAAAATTAACAATACCTGCATTTGTTGTTTGAGAATTGCCGTGAAAAGCCAACCAATATACAACACCTGATACAAATGAAAATGAAGTTGTTGCAGTTTTATTTCCTGTTGTTGAACAATCTAAATCACTACTTAAAAATAACCTATTATTTGGATATCCATTTAAATCGTCATAAATAGCAATTCTACATAATGAACCTGCTGCTAATGTTTGAACATTTATAAATAAATTTGAAGTTGTAATATTTTGAGCTGGAATAAAAGGATATGCTATTAATCTATTTGACGTAAAGGCTGAGGCACTTGCAGACGAAGATGCCTGTATTTGTGAACTTGTAAAATTTCCGCTAGATAAAGGTATTAATGCGTGTATTCCTCTCAATCCACTTCCTCCGCTTATTGTCAAATCGCCACTTCCTAAAACAGAGTTTCCGTTTATTGTTTTGATGTTCGTGCCACTTACTAGAGTGTCTTGTTTTGAAGTAGCTAAGCCACTATATAAACTATTTACGGCATTGTCTCCGGTATTCGTTCCGCTTTGATTTCCTATTGTCGTTAAATTTGCATCCGTAACGTAACGTTTGTCAGTTGAGTCTGCGATTTCAGCCGTAGTAACGCTTTTATTTATCCATAATTCCGTCGAGCTTTCGTAAGATAATAATTGATTATTAATTGGACTTGATATAAAAACATTGTGTAATTCGTCCAATTCCCAACCATTCATTATTTTAACGTATATCTTACCTTTGCTTGAGTGAGCATATTCTACATAACCAATAATAACTATATGACCATTTGATCCGTTAGGTTTTATATTTGTTATATTTCCAGCTGTCGTTGGACTTAAATATAAAACGTCTCCGTCCGCCCAAGTTTCGCCTTGTAAACTCCCGCTAGTGTTTATATCTTCAATTTGACCGACTGTCATTATAAATCCTTCTTGATTGGTTGTAATAGTTTCGATTACAATTCCTAAAGTATCGGCTGAATTATTATCATTATTAGCTTGAGCCAAGTCAACCGCTAATCTTTGACCTTGCGCTCCGCTAACTCTAACTACTTGATATTGCGCTTTTGTTAATGTACTATTTGGAACGACTTTGTTTACTACTCTAGCAACCAAATCAATTCCATTTTTTAAACTTACATTTCCTCCCTTTAATAAAGTTTCGGAGCTGCCTATTGAATTATTCCATTTAGTTGCGCCCTCAACAAATCCAGCTCCGGACGCACTTACATTTAAAGCAATATGATCGGCTGTTAAATTATAAGTTCCTAAGTCAACGTCAGAAGTTGCTCCGGTATAAGGTACAAATCCATTCACGCTTGGAATTGTCGGCTTGTTTAAAATTTGAGCCACTCCACTCGTTGCGTTCCAATCGCTATTAACTTGAGCTGCTGGAATTGTCGGCTTGTTTAATATTTGAGCGTCACCACTTACAGCATTCCAATCGGCATTAACGTTAACTTCTGCTCCGTCCTGGATGCCATCGAGTTTAGTTTTTAAAGTATTGGTAAAATCATTTTGACTTAATCCGTATCCTGTAACTTTATCGACTTTCAAAGCGTCTTGTTGATCTACATAAGTAATTGTCGCAAGTCCACTAATTGACGGAATGGTTGGCTTGTTTAAAATCTGAGCGTCTCCGCTTACAGCGTTCCAATCTGCATTAACATTAACCTCAGCTCCGTCTTGTATTCCGTCGAGTTTTGTCTTTAATGTATTGGTAAAATCGTTAGTACTTAAACCCTTTCCGGCAACTTTGTCAACTTTCAAAGCGTCTTGTTGGTCTACATATGTTATCGTTGCTAGTCCGCTAATTGACGGAATAGTTGGTTTATTTAAAATCTCAGCTTTGCCACTTGTCGCGTTCCAATCGCTATTAACTTGCTCGGCTGGAATGGTTGGTTTGTTTAATATTTCAGCAACTCCACTCGTAGCGTTCCAATCGCTATTAACTTGACCGGCTGGAATGTCTTGAGCTGTTATAAATGGATTAACTCCGTCAGCTCCGTCGTTTATTAATTCGCTAGTGTTTGTCACTTGCGTTGGAATGGTTGGTTTATTTAATATTTGAGCAACTCCAGTCGTAGCGTTCCAATCCGAATTAACTTGCGCCGCCGGAATTGTTGGTTTGTTTTTAATATAAGCTGGATCTTCCGGAATTGTAACATCCCAATCGCTTTGAACTTGCTCTCCAATTACTTTATTAATATTAATAATATAATCATTTGGATTGCTTATAATTGTAACCTCTTCAACAGAGGCCTCCACGCTTATATCAATTGTCTCAACGATAGTTGATGAATTTACAACAATATCGTTAATCGTGTCTTGTACTATTATATCTATATTGTCGCTCATATTATCTAGTAATGTCGTCAGTTATTGTAAATAATCCACTTATCCAAGTGTTTACTTCTCCGTCTTCTAAGGTAATTTGAATATCATATTTATAATTGCATGCCGGTATATCGATAATTTGCTCGTTGATTGCGAATTGTCCGTTTAAAGCATTAAAAATAGTTAACTCAGGCTGCAAAGCAACTACTCCGCCAGCCTCTTTTCTTAATTGCATCTTAACCTCTCCGTCTGTTAAGTCGAGAGGGATTTCATTAATATTTATTTGGAACGTCACTTGTTTAAATGTGTCCCCTCTTTTAGTTGTAAAATTTAATGTCTGCGCCATTTTTATATTTCTTTTATTAATTCGTAACCAGCAAAATTGTGAATTGACATTTTTGGGAATACTTCGTTTTCAAATTTAATTTCAATTTCCGACATCACGTCAAAAGCATATCCGTCATAAAATCCCGGCGCGCTTATTTCTTTTAAATCTGCATCGTAAACGCCTGGAGTTTTTATTACTTTCCCAATTTCAACAACGGCTTGAATGCCATTTCCATAAGACAATTTTATTTCGTCATTTATATTTGTAGACTCAATATAAACATTTTTGTTTATAAAATCTATTATAGCCGTTTCTTTGTCTTTATAATTTAATTTATATATATACATTTTATATAGTTGTTAATTGTTCAAGTTCCGAATTTGTTAAACGAGTTTTCCAAAGTCCCGAGACATTTATATTTTGTTTTCCTATATATTGACTAACATCGTATTGAAAACCAAAACTTGTCAAAGTCCCAGAAACCAATCCGCTTGTATCAGTTCCTATTTGATTACCATCTAAATATAAAATAAAATCATTATTTTTATAAGCAAATGCAAATTTGTGTCTGCCGTTTTGTAAACCAACAACCGCAGTAATTAAACCAGTAAATGTTGATCCATCATTGAAAGCCGCGTAAACTATTCCTGTCGAAGTTATTTCTATAAAAGCAAAAGAAGTTCCTCGTGTATAAAATAAAACCGGCTCATTTGTTTGAGATGATATATTATCAATATTTGTGTCAATAAACATTGTTCCCTCTGTTTGACCTATTAAACTTGTAATTCCGGTTTTTAAAATTGTGTCAGCGTTACGAGTTACAGCGGCGGTTGTTGTTGGAATATAAGAAGTGGCAAAGTTGCCAGCTTCTAATTGAGCGCCCCAAAGAAAAATTCCACTTGTTCCGTTGCCAGTATAAAAATTACTATTTGAATTATCTAATAAATTTATATATAAAACAGTCGTTGCACCACCTAAAAAAGTCCAAGTCCCTGAGCATTTAAACCAACCATTGCCGTAATTTTCAATTTTACCATTTCTAGCCGGAGCTGTTGTTGTAGCAGTTCCAGTCGTTAAATCAAAATTAACAGAGCCACCAACGCTAAACGCTTCATCTATTTGTAATTTAGTTCGTTCCCCAGCTTTTACAAATACTGAAAAACTATAATCTCCATTTGTAGATGGAATTACTACAATAGCAGCCGAATGTCTGCCTGTATTTGTGTCCTCTATTAATTTATCTCCAGTAGTATTTCCGTCTGGCGCAATTAATGCGTTTGAATTAATAGTTGAATTTACTTTTATCCAAACGGCATTGCTAAAATCCTCGCTATACGTTTGCAAGTTTGTTCTTTGTGGCTCTACTAAAATACTCGGACAAGTTGAATTTAAATAATCAATTCTCGGTACGTTAATAGCGACGCTTTCAATTAATCCGTTTGCGCTTACTTTCGTTGCTGTTGTCGCGCGAGTGACATCCATATCTCCAGCTCCATTGCTTGGGACAATTGAATAAAGTTTGCTTGCTTTATATCCGTTTGGCGTTACAATTAAAGACGCTTTGTCTAATAAACTCATTTATTGTCTCTCTTCTTTTTTTATTTTATTGCTATTTTTTAATTTAACAATAAATTTTTTTAATTTCTTTATATTTTCCTCTGTTCTCTTATCTGTTTTCCTCATATTAATATGGTTTGTCTAGCCACCATTTACCGCAAATTAAATTTGATCTCATTGGATTGACTATATTTGTTGAACTACTTACGTACTCAGGCAAATTGTTTTTATATAACCATCTCAACATTCGGTCCTGGTACATTTCCGACTTGAGTCTCATATTGTTAACCAAATAATCAACCTCAGTTTTATCAATTGCCACCGAATTGTCCGGTTGCGCTTTAAAAATTCCGTTGTTGTTTACTTTATAAGCTCCAATTAAAAGATATTCAACCGCTGAGGCTGCAATTAAAAAAGGAACTATGTAACCCTCGTAAAGAGTTAAATATTCATTCTCCAAATCGTCATTCTCAAAATCTAAGCAAATCTTATTATAAAGAGTTTCTCCTAAAATCTCCTCTAATCTTATCCTTTGAGCGTCTGCGATGCAAGGAATATATAAATCAATATCAATATTGCCACCCAAAAGGGTATTTTTAGTAAGTTCGTTTTCTTTTAGTAATATAGTTGTTGCCATTATTGTCTATAATTTGGTGTTAAGGACCAAAAATTGTTGCTCTCTGAGGCAATTTGTGCCACCTCAATTTCGTTTTCTTGCCATTTTGCTTGAGGTCTGTCTGCCGGATCTAAGTCCAAAATCATTTTTCGAGCCTCGTTTACGCTTATTCTCTCGTTGTTTTTACGCAAATATATTTTTCTCATCCAAAAATGTTGACAATTTACTCCTCCTTTATATAGCCAAATGCTGTAATTATCCGCTCCACTTGGTCCAAAACCAGCATTTACAACTTTTGTCTCAGCTATTGTAATGTCTTCTTTGCGATATGTACGTCCAGCGCTTAGCATTTTATTACAAAAATCTCTTTGAGCGTTAAAAGCTCCCTCGTATGAATAACGGATTTTAAATAATTCCGTGTCTTGTTCGCTTGTTACATTTGGAAAGCTCGCAAATGACTTCGCTAAGTTCAAAGTTATTTCATTAATCTCTAAGTCTTTTGTCACTGGTATTGCGTCAATCTCAATCCACTCGTCCTCGTTTATAATTTCGCCCAATTCAATAAGAGCGTCGGCAACTTCGGAAAGTCCGTTGTCTTCTTTTGAGCAACAAACGTGTTGACTTGCTAATTGAGTTATCGGCGCTTGTTGACTACTAAATAATGATTGAGCAACCGCTGGAGGTATGTTAAGGAATTGAATTAAGAAAACAATCGCTTGCTCAGTTGTCAAAATTCCCTCTTTTACTTTTGCAAATATGTCAATCGCTGAACTAATTTGCGCTCCGTTATATGATATTGCAGCGTCATTCGTTACGGCTTGAGTTGTATCTCCAATTACATTATCTACAATCTCCTCAGCTCTTAGACTTTCAAATTGTAAGTCAAGCGTTAATCCATTAACAGCAAAAATCTCCATTAATCCGTCCAAAATAATTTCTTGTTTTGGTTTAATAACGTTAATCATTAACTCCTCAAAACCAACTTTTATTTCGTCAGCGTTTGAACTAAAACCGCTTGCCTCTTTTACCCCTACTAACATCGGAGACGTTAATTTGTGAGAGGTGCAAAGTTGTTGACGAGCCTCAGTTGTTAAATAAGCATATTGTTGATGCGCATCCGAAACCTCTAAGGCCGAAATTGTAATCTCGCTATCTTTATTATCGTTCCAATTTAAAAAGAATGTCCCGGCGTTTTGTGATCCGGTTAAGTGATTACGAATTTGTCTTGTATTTTCTTGAATTGTCTCTGCACTCTCTTGGACTCCGCAGTTCATATTTATTATATGTCCAAACGATAATCCTTTTTGAATGTGATTGATTGAGTAGTTACTAATTTCCTCCTCCATTTTTGCCCACGAAATCCCGGACACATAACTTGGATTGCTATAATAAAATTGCCCAACCTGGTAATCTCTAATAATATAAATTTCTGAGCGTTCGCCTAAGCCTTCACCAAATCCGAACGCGTCGAAACGTTCCGGCTTGTATTTATTTACATTTGAAAAATCATAACTATAATAATATCCTGTAATATCTCCCTCTTCATTTGCAACCTCTGGAGCAATCATTTGCTTTGCAATATGAAAACAGCGTTGTATTTTATTATTAATATATTTTATCTCAATTGATGCCTCTCCAAACATTTCAAAATCTTTGCAAATTTTTCGCAAATCTTTTTTTGAAACCAACGACATAATCGCGGCCCACTCGGACGGCTTTTGAGTTTTGCCATTTGAGGTCAAACCCTTACCATAAATAAATTGACTATATGAGTCGATTATCGCTGAGTTAGTTGGCGATCCGTTATAAGCGTCAATAATAGTTTGATAAAAGCTATTTTTATCTCCATTTAAAACCCACTTTTTACCGCTTACCTCTTTAATCTCAGGTCGGATATAATTTGATAGGTTTATAATTTGTAATTTCTCCATAAATTTATACTTTTAGAACTCCTTTGTTAAGTTCAAAATTCTCAAGGTCGGTTTGTGCAGTCGCAAAAGCCTTGCCTCTATATATTAAAACGTCATTTTCATTGATTGTAATTTCAAAAGATTGTCCCTCCTTTAAAATTGGCTCGTCAAAATTCAATATTAAAACGCTATTTTGATAAAATGAGCCTAATATTTCAATATTAAAAGTAATATCTCGTAACTCATCTCTTAAAAAAAACGTCAATTCTCCTCCATTATAAGAGCGAGGAATACATTTGAATTGATAAGGCGCTGTTAAATTAAATATCCACATATATATATAACTAAAAAATAGTGTTTTGTAACAAAAAAAGCCACCGAAGTGACTTTTTTTTAAACAAACTATGAAAGAAAAATTAGGAAACAACCTGGTCGCTAACTAATGCGTATAACGCAGTCTTAGTTGCTGAGTCCAAAAATGGACTTAAATTACTTTCTTCGGCATTTATGGTAAGTGTAAATCCACTCAAATCCGCTCCGGCGCCACCGGTTACTTTTGTGCAGTTTGACATTGTTCCGTTAGCTGCACCAACTAACATAATGTTACCATTATAATCCTCAACGAAAACGTAAGGACGAGACGCGCAAATCAATTGAACTTGAGCCTGTAAGTCAGCCGATAATTTTGGAAGTGTAACCGCTAATGCTTGAGCGTTTAAAAATGTTCCGTTATCTTGTGAACTTGTTCCGGTTTCTGTTAATGTATTTGTTGTCGCTTTAACTTCGTATTTGAAAACTTCGTCCAAAGATCCCAAGCTCGTAACTTGGTGCGCTGCAATTACAAATCCATAATCGTCATAATTTGCGAAGTATAGATTTTTGTAACCACCTCTTTGATCTTTACATCCTAGAAGTTTTCCTTTTGATATAAGACAAGACATATATTTTTATTTTTTTTATTAAAAACCGCCCAATTTAATGAGCGGTATTTATGTTAATTAATTAGTCTAAAGATAACCAAACGATCTCCTCTGCGTTGTAATATCCAACACCAACAGCGTAAACCACTTTTCCTCTAACTTTACCAGTTAATAAACCGATTTCGTCCTCGTCAACTAAAGCAACTTGGTTGTAGTCAGCAGCTAAACCAGTAGCGAAAACTAAGTTTTTACGCTCGTAGATAACAACTGAATTAGATGGTAATCCGTTTAATACTACTAAAGTATGACGTCCAAATGCTAAAGGAAAATCAGAGTTTCCGTTACCATAAACAATCCCTTGAGTAGATAAGTAAAAAGCGTATGCTTGAGCAACGTCTGGAGAAACCGCAAGGATTAACTCTTTATTTCTCAAAGCAACAGGAACAGCGTTTAAAGCTGGTTTTAAATATTTAGTCAATACGTTAGCCTCAGTAACAGCAGCGTCAGCAGTTGGCTTGATAACGTCTCCGTCAGCAGCAAACAAAGTTAAGAAACCATCGAAATTAGTAGAAGACGTCCAAATATCAGCCTCTAATTTTTCACCAATTGCTCCTAAAACCTCAGCTTGGATTGCGTCCATAATGTCGCTTGGTGCAGTTGCGTTAGCAGCTCCAGCTCCCATAATTCCGTCTGACCAAGTTTGTCTAAAATCTTCTTTACAAACATCAAAATCATTTTTGAATTTGAAAGGCTCAATTGTGTTTTCGTTTAAAACGATAGTTCCAGATGGAGCAAATCCGCAAGTGTATGCAGTTGTTCCGTCTGTGTAAGCGATTTTTCTTAACGATAATTTAAAGTTAACGTTTTCAGCGATAGTAACCGCTCCTTTTTCAATAGTGTCAATCGTTTTGAACGCTTGACCGATAATCATACCGGCATCCTTGCCGTTATAATTTGATGATACATTTGTAGTTGTTGGCATCTTTTTTTAAATTTAATTTTTTAAGTTATTTAATATTTTTTGTGATCTTGTAAGTTTCACATTTTTGTTTAAAGTTTGAGCAACTTCTGGCTTTGCTTTTGTTGACGCTTTCACTTCAACTTGAGTTGTTTTAACCTCAGCAATTTGAGCGCTTAATTCAGTACGAATTGACTCAATTTGTTTTGAAACTTCAACGCTCATATTGGTAACGATAGCTTTTATCATTTCCTCAGTTGTCATTTCAACTTCTACTTCAACACCAGCCTCAGAGTCAACCTCTTCAACCATTGCTTCTTTAATTTCAGCAATTATACCCTCTTCGGTAATTACTAAAATTCGTCCGTCTTCAAGTTCATGCTCTCCAATTGGAGCTGGAACTTTGTCGCCATTTTCAGCTACAATCATAACTGATTGACCAGCCTCGAAAGACTCAGCCTCCAAAATGGTAACACCATCTTTAAGCATCATTGTCATCATTGCAACCTCAACGGCCTCAACAACATCAACTTGCTCAGTCTCGTTCGATAATTTTACCGACTCGAAACCTTGTTTTATCGCGTTAACGATACTTTCTAAATTCATATTAATTTCTGTTTTTAAATTTACTTTCTCCATATCAAAGACTCCGTCAATCGAAAATCCTTTGACTTTACCAGTCTTAACGTAGTCGTTCCAAATCTCGTCATTATTGACTTTCATTGCAGCGTACCAAGTTCCAATTGGCTCATTAAATCCGTACATTATTGACTTGTCATGTACCTCGTCCTCTTTTATCCAAGTTTCAACAAATGTCACGTTTTGAATTTGCTCTCCCGAGTGTTCAATCGTTGAATTATTTTGATAACCTTGTTGGCTAAAATTATGTTGAACTTGTTTAATAGTTTCTTTTGGGAACACAATATTAAACTCGTGTCCGTCTTGATTTCTATAAATTGGTTGGTCCGGAATTAATACCGCACCTAATAAAATCCTTTGCTCTTCGTTTATAGTTGCGAGTTTGATTTCCTTTTGTTTTGATAAGGTTACAAACTGAACTCCAATTGCTGGATCTGACACTAAAGAAACCGCATAAACTCCCTCGTTTTCTAGTTCGTTAAATAAAACTTTGTATGTCTCCATAATACTATAACTTTTTTTTATTGTTTTGTTATAAACTTTTTTTATTAAATTGACGCATTTGATATAATATTCCTATCCATTGCTTGAGCTGTACTAACGTCCGATGCCACTACATAACTTCTTTGAGGAGTTTGACTTTGTTGTCCTATCGTTTGAGCTAGTTGGTTTGTTGAACTCGATCCAACTGAGTTAAAACTCGGAGCCGTCATACTCGGAGCGCTTGCGCTTGCGCTTGCTGCGCCACCACTTGAGGCAGCTCCTCCGCCTCCTCCGCCACCACCAGGAATTTGAACTGATACAATGTCTTGTACCGCTTTAAATCCGGTTGCTGCAATAATCGCAACGTTTGCAATTTTCAATCCAATTTCAAAAGGAGTCACGGTTTTAGTTGCAAGCTCTGCCGTAATACCCTGATAAGTATTTATCAAAGCCGCTGCCGCTGCCATTGCTTTACCGGCTGCCGTATTTTTACCTAATAAATCCGCTCCCTTATTTAAAGTGTCCGAAGTTTTTGCAAATAACGCTTGCTTTGCTTGAGCCTCTGCCTTGTCAATGTTAACTCTCGCAGCCGATAATTGTTTTGTCTTCTCGTTAAATTCTTTTTCAGTAATTACCTTGTCGTCAAGTTGCTTTTGATAAAGAGCTTGTTCGGCATTTATTGCCTCAATCCTTGCATCGTTAGTCGCAGTTTGATCGTTTATAATTTTCTCGTATTCCTCAGCTTTTTGCTCGTCGGCTTTTAGTCTTGCCTCGTCTTCAATTTCCTTTAAATTAGCAATATGTTGTCTTGTTAATTCCTCAGTAGATTTGTTATTCGCCTCTAAGATTGCCTTTTTTTCAAGGTACTCTCTATTTTCTTTTTGAGCTGGAGTTTCTTTTGGTTTTAAACTATCCAAAATCTCCATCGCTTTTTTAGCCGACTCCTTGTCCGCCTCAAGTTTGTCGTCTGCGATTTTTTTCAAACGCTCTTTTTCTTCGTCGGCTTTTTTCTTTGTCGCCTCCCTTGCGTCTTCTCTCGCTTTCTCGGCAGCCTCTTTATTTTTATTCGCTACCTCTCTATTGTGATCCGTTTGAGATTGTCTAATTTCTACCTGGTGACGATTTTGAATGTCTCTTCGTTCGTCAAAGGCTTTTTGAACATTTTTATTTTGTTTATTATATTCCTCAATTGATTTGTTTGTGGTTTCCTGTTGTTTTTTTATTATCTCCTCGTCCGCATCCGCAGCCTTTAAAGATGCTAAATAGTTTTTGTTTTTTTCGTAAGTATTAAAAGCGACAGCTCGAGCCGATTTTTCGTAAGCGATTTTTTCGTCAATCAATTTTAACTCTAAAGCTCTAATAGACGCAGCGCTCGCTCCGGATGCTTTCGCCATTGCCAACTCGTGACTTTGTTTTTTCTGTAATTCAGTTGAGTTTTTTTCTAAACTTTTTGACTGGTTGTCAATAGCTTTTTTATTAGCGTTTACGGCAGCCGTATTTTTAGCCGCTGCGTCAGAGGTTGACTTAAAATAACTAACTAATGCGACACCGGCAGCAATTAAAGCGACAACTCCGGCCACAATCAAACCAATTGGATTGGCAGCCATTGCCGCATTCCATAACCATTGTCCGGCAGTAACTAATTTTTGAACTATTGTATAACTTTTTGCAACGGCTGCCAATTGTTTAAACGAGTCAACGCTCTCTCCGATTTGTTGTAAACCTTGAGACAAGGCCATTGCACTTTGAACTTTTAAAAGCGTTTGCTCTACTTCTTTGGATTGAGTTCCAAATAAAGCCATACCTCCTTGAACGGCAGCGAAACCTCCAGCAACTCCAGCCAAAGACGAGCTTAATGCTTTGAATTTAGCGTCCGGATTAAAGGCATCCGTTAAGGCTTTTGCATCTCCGATCCTATCTTTTAATTCGGCGGCTCTTTTTGCTGCCTCTGTTGCCTCTTTTGAAGTAACTCCGAATTTATCCGATAACGTCGCAACTTCAGCTTGAGCTTGTCTTAATTGTGAGCGTAAACTCCCAACAACCTCGTCCGCGTTGCCTTGTATGTTTATATCAATTATTTTTTCAATCGCCATTTTAATAAGTCTTTAAATTGTTGTAAATAGTTTTTTTTAAGTTCATATTTTCCTTTGGCGCTTGCTATAATTTCATTGTGTTCGTATTGCTCGGCATGCTGGAGCATTTGTAAAATATTATTTATCATAATTCGTTTAAGAGTTCCATGTCACTCTCTCCGTTTGTTAAGTTAGTAGTTATTTTATTTATTCTAAATAGACGATCTCCAATTTTAAACCTATCATTTAATTCAAAATTTAACAATACGCTCAATGGTAAAATTGCCTTAATTTTTGTAAGTCTATTTTTAGGATTAAAAACTTGCAAAATGTAATCCTGATAATATTTTAAAAATAAAGTGTCCGTAAAATTATTAGTAAAAGTCCACTCGTTAAGCTCGGCTTTAAAATTAATATTTGAAGTACTTACACCAGGATTAAAACTTACTGAATTTGACGGAGCAATATAAGACGTGATATTTTCGTGAGTTGAAGTCGATGGCCTAAATGACATATTTGTAACTCCGGTTACTAATATCGGATAAAATAATAGTGGCTTTCCTAAGGCAGCCTCATAATTTCCAGTCGCGGAGTTGAAGTTGTCGTTTGCTGAATATCCCCACTGAATATCCGTTAAAGTTGTCGGCGGTTTTAAATCAAAAAGTCTCTCATATTTAAAATGAGAAAACGGGAGAGTTACTTTATAAATTCCGCCCTCAATTTCCGGCAACTCGTTATAAATTTCCTTTGCCCAATCGTAGTTAAATTGCTGAGAATGTTTTAACGCTAAAAGTGTTTTTGTGTCTTCATATCCAAACTCGATTTGCTTAAACGGCAAAGCTACATTAACGCTATTGCTATCGACTTTTATATATTGAGTAATATCGTAAACGTTCGCAGTAGCATAAAAATCATTTAAAGTTTTAACAACGACAATCCCGTTTTCAAAGTAAGCCGTCAAATTAAACATTTGAAAAATACCTCTTAAAAAATCCAATACTTTTATCTCTGGTATTTGCTGAGATATATTAAAAATAAATGCGTTATTTGTGTTGAACATTCCAGCGGTAAAATTATCGCTAAAACTACCACCACCAACAATATAATTAAACGCTAAGTCAATGCTGTCAATTGTGATTGCACTTTGGCATTGAATAAAAAATGTATAACTACCTGGATCAAAATTAACAGGGAAAAAAATTAATTGATTTCCAGTTAATTCGTCACTTTGATAAAATAAAGCTCCGTTTTTTAAAACGCTAAATTTATAAGGAGTTGTTGATCCTGTTTGAATATTTGCGCTACTAAATAATCCGTTATAAGTTTGATAAACTTCTAATGTATTTGAATTTACAAAAGAGCCGTAACTTGGAAACCCAATATTGACAAAATTGTTTATTAATTCCGGCGGTAAAATCCCACCCTCAGCTCCTTGCACCGCTCCTTTACTTCTATGCAACCACATAAATAAATTATAATAGTCTAAATTTGAACTATTAAAAAAGTCGTCGCTAAAAGTCAATCCGTAATGCGCTCCAATTTCTTGGATTATTGCGTCAACTCTTATCGCATATTTTAAATCACTCCATAAAAGGCCGTGTTCGTGAGTTCCTCCACTTTGAAAATATAAATTTCTAGGATCTTCGGTATGCGGCGAGCTACTATCGTAATAATATCTATTTGTGTGCGATATAAATGGAGCAACTACGTCGGTTGTATTTGGATTTGCTTGTAATTTTGTCTTTACATTTGTACTATTATAAGGCAAATTATAGCTTGACAAGTCCAAAGCGTTCAATTTATCCTCTCC